CTCGCAACCTTCGTTGGTTTTAAACTTGCAGAAGAACCTAGACATGGGGTCTATCATCTTCTAATTGCTCTCTTTATTTGTTTATCTAATTCTTTATCGTAATTCTTTTTAATTACGCCTATACCAATCTTAAAGAAGTCTAATAATTTTCTATGCTTGATAAAGTTTTTAGCAACAGCTATAAGTTTAAGACCACCATCACCCTCTCTCTTCCATAAAGCATTTTTATTAAGGAATAAGTCCTTCCTGTTATCAACCTTCTTTCCTCTTAGTCCTATCAAGTTACCATGTTTATTTAATCTTTCACCGCCAGCAGATGTAACAGGTGCAAATATCTTAGACTTCTTAGGTCTTTCTATTCCGCCCTGATACACATACTTAAGATAATCTTGAGCAATGCTTTTAATAAATATTAATGCAGATAAGTCATTGGGTTTAGCTCTAAACTTGGGTGGCATATCAACAGATTTAATTGTGAATGGAGTAGGTCTATCTAATCTTTTTTGTATTTGTGCTCTCTCTGCATTAACAACCTTAGCACCTATTTCATTGATAGCTTTAGCAGTAGCAACAGGCAGCTTCTTTCTCTGAAACAAACCCATCTTCTTTTTAAGCTCTTTCTCATTAGATGTAATTTGTACAGTTATAGTCATTTCTTCCTCCAGCATGATTGTGTTTCAAACTTAAGTCCAAGCTCTTTAGCTTTTCTTCTGATCGTTGATGGGTGTACATCATAGGTCATGGCTATGTCATGGCTAGACTTACCTTGCTTAATCTTTTCTTTTAGCTTTTGTTTATCTATCTTCATAGGTTCTCGTAATGTTCTATTAATTTATTAATATACCAAATACTCTTCTCTAAGTCCTGAATGTTAGCATCTTTGTACTTATGCCTATGTAGATACTTAATAGCATTACCTTCAAGATATGCAGGGAAGTTGCTCCCTAATTGTTGCTTTATGTAGTCAATACATTCTAGTCCACCCTTATTGTAATGTGGTGGATGGTTTACTTGGTCGCTCATTTACTTCTCCATATTAAATAAATCAATTACTTTTTTATTAATTTTGATTTTGTTTTCAGAATCATTATTTATATAACTAATTAATAAATCCCATGTAAAATTTGAATATCTTATAAATTCTTCTTTTTCATAATTAGCTCTAAATATTTGCTCTTCATTTTTTATTAAAATACTTTTTCTTATGTCTCTAGCAACCAATACAAAAAATTCAATTTCTTTTTTAGGATATGGTTTCCAATCACCAAGAACATTACTGCCGTCTTGTCTTTTAGAAAAATTTCTTTTTCTGCATTCAAAAATGTATCTATTTTTATCAAAATTAAATTGTGATGATTTAACCTGAACACCATAATACTTATCTAGATTCTTTACTACAAAATCCTGAATACTACTTTCAGGAGTTTCTAAAATTTCAAAACCTCTAAAAGAAAATTCTGATTTTGCTAACATTTCTGATGCATGAGCATTTGTATAATTACTCATTTATTTCTCCTGATTAGTTCATTCTTACATTTTTGTATGACCTTTTTCTTAGAGCTAGATGATTCAATGTAATCATTCAGTTCTTGTACTGTCATACTCTTTAGATAGTAGTGTTCTGTTTTTGTCTTACCTGTTGCCCTATCTTTAACAACAGCACTAGGTCTTAGTTTTATCGCCATCTTTTTTATCCTTTTTGTTTTTGTTAAATATTAAATCCCAATTGGCATCAATCTTTTTCTTATCTTCTTTTCTACGCTTAGAGCCTTTACCACCATGCCACTTAGACATAATCAACTCTCTGAAAATTAACTGACTTATCTAACCTAGATAGTATTTCTTTAGCTCTAATAAAATCATTAGGTAAACATCTTAGTAGTTCTTCTACACTAAATATCATGATCTCTTTTTCATCCTTATGTATCTTTTCTAATACAGGTTTATCAGCATCAGTATCACAAACCAGTGCTGTCTTTTTATCAAAGGTAAAGCATCTAGCACTAGGTTGTATTTGTATATAACCACTTTCCTCACATTTGATATTTAATTGCTCAAAAGCTCTTAGCATCATCTCAGTCATTTTAAGTTGCTTTTGTTTGTCTGCATTAATCATAGAATCTTTAAATAGTTGCTCTGCTCTACAAAACTTAATTTCAAACTTAACACCAACCATCTTAAAGATGCGTTTACGATTACCCCATTTAACATAAGTCTCATTCTCATAAGTTCTTAATTCTTTTAATTTATCTTTTAATGTTTCATCTAAATATATTTTCATAAACTTCCTTATCATTTAGAAGGGAAGTAAGGGAAGTATTACATACTTCCTTCCCTTCCTTCCTTCATAATTGTTGATATTTGACCAAAACTTCCTTCAAAACTTCCTACCAAACTTCCTTCAAACTTCCTTCTCATTAGAACTCATCCTCAAAATTTGGCTCTTTATTTTTAAATTTACCATGCTGCCAACCATATTTTAAATGGTAATACACCTGTCCTTTTTCTTTTAAAGCATCTAAATGTTTACCAATGTTATTAGCATTTATATTATCCCCAGCTTTATTCTTTACAAATCCCTCTAGGTCACTAGGCTGTAAGAATTGGTCTTGAGGATTCTGATTATCTTTGATATATGCAACAGTCTCTAATGCAGTTAAGGTTCTATCTTGCATCATAGGTAGTTTATCTGTCCTCTTGGTCTTAAAATCAATATTAGTCTCTTCTAAGAATCCTGATGTCAGGTTCAAGCCTTCGCCTATAATCTCTACTTCTTTAAATACAAAAGACTTCTCAGACATTCCCTGACCATCCTTGTTTAAAGTCTGCTCAAAGGTTACAAACATTTGCTCCTCTAAGGTATCACCAACAGCCTTATCTTCTCTATCAACCTTAAATTCATAATCTAAAGAAGCACCCATAACACTAGAACCTCTACCTCTATCTGAGTTCCCATGTCCAGTATGGTGAACCAAACATACACAACACTTATAATGTGATATGAGTCCATCTAATTTGTTAATAAAGTTACCAACATCCTCTGCACTATTCTCATTACCCACAAAGTTTCGTTGAAAAGTATCAATAACAATCATACCTATCTCACCTACTTGTTGAGTAAGAGCTTCTATCTCTTCTTCTAACATCTTAAAGTCATCAGCATCATTAACCCTAACAGCTCTGTCTGATAGGTATAAAGGTACGCCAGTAAGATCAAACATACCTTGTTGCCAAGCTGCTAATCTTCTTTTAACACCTCTCTGACCCTCACCACATACATACATAACTGGTTTAGAGAATGATTCATTACCATAAAAGCTCTCACCCTTAGCAATAGCAGCAGCCATAGCAATAGCTATAAATGACTTACCACTCTTAGGTTTACCAAAAATACACATCAATGATTCTTTTTCTACTACATCTCTAATCAACCAATCAGGATTATCTACCTGTTTTAGTACCTCATCAGCTCTAGTGAAAGTAACCATACCTTTTGGCTTCTTCTCTACACAACTGTTTATGTAATCTTCTAAATCTTTAGACTCCTTAAAATCCCCTCTTACTAATGCATCATACAAATCATCTTTTTCTTTAAACTCTGCTGGTGGTTGAGCTACCTTAACCTTACAACCATTCTTCCTGAGCATAGATGCAATCTCATTAGCACACTTTAACCCTGCTTCATCATTATCAGGAAACACCCAAACCTCTCTACCAAATATAGGACTCCAATCTGCCTTCTCCCAGCTATTTACACCACCATGCCAAGTACAACTATCTCCATCATAAATTGCTTCACAACCCCTTAGAGCCTTCTCACCCTCATTTATAATTATAGGCTTGTCCTTAGCTTTGTCAGTGTAATAAATAGGTAACAAGCCTTCAGGTCGCTTCATAGACCATGAACCATCTTGATTTAAGCTAAAGGGTGCGTATTTCTGTTTAATGTAATGTCCTTCAGGAAACCTGAGAACCATAAACTGATCAGAATACTTGACCTTCACAATAGCGTTCTTGTAAAGGTCAATCATCTGTTCTCTAGTGAAAGACCTAGCATTACTCTTCTGTTTGATAGTAGGGGTACTATCTACAGTGATTAAGGAGTCATTAGATTGTAATGCTAGATCGTAACCAAACTGTTTTAAAACTGTGTTCACATCTTGATTCATGTGTTTAATTAAATCTATGATGCCACCACCAGTATCATTCTCAAAACTATACCAAGTGCCTGACTCTAAATCTAAAGTAAGTGACCCGTGAGTCCCCCATCTAAATTCCTTAGATGAGGTACTACTAGGTTCTCCAAGAAGTTGCTTTGCAACATCAGGAGCTATTCTTTGCCAATCTACTGACTGCATTAGAATGGTATATCGTCATCAGATAATTCATTCCTATCAACCATCTCTTGCACTTTATCTGCAAGACCATCATTAGGACTCTTAAATGTGTCCTCTACTGGTGCTTCTTGGTCTATATACCATTGAGGTATTACAAACTCAGCAGCTCTAGGTGCAAACTTAGCAAAGCTAAATGATAGCTCTGAAGAGTTACCCATACCAACCTGTATTGGCTTAGAGCCTTCATACTTTACAACTGGTAAGCTATCAGAACTAGCATCCATTTGATTCCAAAAGCTACCTAGTATGTTATTAAAAGCACTAGATTCAGCATAAGTAAATCTTTGCCATAGATAAGCATGTTGTGCTCCTTGTGGCATTACCCAAGCACTGAAGGCTCTTTTGTAATCATCTGCTGGTTTGGGATTAACCACACCAAATTTATCATCCCAAGCATATTCAAATCCATCAGCTTTAGTATATCTACCCCATCCTGATTTGAATGTTGCAGGGTCAAGTTGTAGATATTGAAAATCTACCTCAGTTTCCCCATTAGCAAAAAACTGCTGATGGGAAGTTTTAAAAGCAAGATAAACTTGCTGACTCTCATTGGAACTACTCATTCCACCTAATATGTCTACCATATTTTTCTCCATTAATGTATTGTTTTATCAATACTGTTTAAGTAATCAGTTTCAAGTTGGGTATAACACCTTTCCTTAAAACTGTAATAATCCTCATCATTGACTATGCCAAATACGTCACATGCAATGCTGATTCTTTCATAGGCTTTCCTACAAAACTCTTCAAAATCTTCTTGAAGCAAATAACTATTTAAATCCATCTGCTTTTTGTAAGACTTCATCTAATCTCTCACATATTTCTGACAGTGGGCAAAGGTAAGTACATTCCCAGTTAGGTGCATCAATAGATGTAACCAAGAACAAGGGAATCACGCACATGATCTGCTTCCTGTCATATTTATAAATAAGTATAGGTATCAGGTTATCACCAGCACTCTCAACTGCTTGATGCCACCATTCACTCTTATACATTGTTTTCTTTGCACTAGCTTTATATCTTTTACATTCGATAGCGAACTTATCAAAATATATATCAGCCATGCCTTTTGTTTGATACTGATCAAGGTTTCTTTTAACCCTAGTATCAATACCTTTAGATTCAAGGACAGCGTTGAGTTTGTTACATATAACCCTTTCAAATGCTGCTCC